TGGCGCAGTAGGCGGCCCACGTGGATGCGTCGCCGTAGAAGACGTCGAGGTCCAGAGCGGACCCCCACCCGGGCAGGTAGCCCGAGGACGTGTACTGCCACATGCAGATCGAGGACCAGTACGGGATCGCGGAGCGGCCGCCCGGTACGGCGTATCCGTCGATCCGCTGGTAGCCGAGCACGTAGGCGGCCTCCCAGAGCCCGTAGTCGGCGTTCGCGACGGGGGACCAGTCGGCCGCTTGAATGGTCTTGAAGCTCATGTAGATCACGGGCTTCACACCGGATCGCTGCCAGACTGTGTCGAGCCACGCCTTCGCGTAGGCGACGTCGGTCTCGTTGTCGGCCTCCCAGTCGAGGACGGCCATGACGGTGCCGTCGAGGACGTCCCCGGCGTTCTGCAGGAACCAGTTCGCTTCGGACTGTGCCGTGGCGCGGGTGTACCCGTCGCGGGCGAAGTGGTAGATCCCGACGAGCTTCCCGGCGTTCCGGGCTGCGGCGAGCTGCTGCCGCCATGCCGGGTTCACGTACCCGTCGCCGCCGGTGGCCTTGATGATCACGAAGTCGCCGGGGAGCGCCGCCGGGTTGAGGGAGGACTGGTAGGCGCTGATGTCGTAGCCGTTGAGGGTCACGGGGCGCTCCTAGAGGTGGATTCCGGGTGGGACGTCGGCGGGGAGGATCTCGTGGTCCGCGCCGGCGCGGCGGATGATGCCGATGAGCTTGTAGATGAAGGCCACGAGCCGGTCGTTGCGGTCCTCGAGCTCCTCAATGCGCCGCTCTGCCTTCTCGAGCCGGTCGCGCAGCTCGGATACCTCTTTGCGGAGGGGGGTGACGAGGGCTTCATTGATCGCGTCGATGAGCTTCTGCTCGGCGGTCTGCTTCGCGAGCTCGGCGGATTGTTCGGCGATCCGGTCGGCGCGGGCCTCAGCCTTTCGGCGCCCGATCCAGCCGCCGACGGCGCCGAGGACGGTTCCGAGGGCTCCTAGGATGACGGTCACGGTCTGCTCATCCATCAGATGCCGATCGCGAAGAAGTTGACGCGCTGGGTCAGCGTCGCGGGCGAGTTCGCCCCGGTGTCCCAGCAGCGGAAGTAGAACGTGGTGAGGTTGGATGCTGCAGAGCCGTTGGTGACGATGTACCGCTGGGCGTTGGTGATGGTGTTGTCGCCGACCCAGCCGCCGACAGTGATCAGCGCGTTGGGGAAGGCCTGGGGGAACGTGAGGTTCGCGTAGCCGTTGACGTCGGGGGTGCCGACCCATGTGCCGGCCTGGATGATCGGGACGTATGATCCCGACTGCAGCCCGGAGAGGGGGTTGGCGGGCGAACCGTTGAGGACGTTGTTCGCCCATACCTTCGGCACCTGCTGCGTGGACCACACACCGGACCCGTCGCGGGTCTGGATCGGGACGCCGGGAAGGTCGGTGCGGGCGACGGCCATGCCCGCGTACACGCCCTGCGGCGGCACGAGAGCGTCGCGTTCGGCCTGGGATGCGACAGGGATGACGACGTTGAGGGTGTCGTCGAGGGTGGCGAGGTCGCCTGCGAGGTTGTAGGCGTCGCTGTTGACGATGGTCTTGCCTTTGTTCCAGCGGGTCTGCGGCATTTCGGCGGCTCCTTTATCTGACCCAGTCGAAAGACAGCAACCCGCTGTCCGGTTGTTTGTTGCGTCCGTTGAATCCGGCGTAGGTTCCGCCGGTTATCGCGATGCCGCCCCCGGCGAGGAGGTCGGCCGCGAAACTGGTGGGGAGGTTGTAGACCGTGGAGCCTTGCCACGGCTGGGCGGTCACCCCGGTCGAGGCTGACCCGAGGGTGACGTTGCCGCCCGGCCGCGTCCGGTTCGTGTGGGTGTGGAGGTTCACCGTCACGGCGCTCGAGGAGGCCCCGGCGCCGTTGCGTGCGCCGAGCGTGAAGCGGATCGCGGTGATCGTGCGGCCGGCGAGCTCGCTGGGGGAGCCGCCGTACCACCACGCCCCGGTGAGGGGTCCGGACCCGTAGTCGCCCTGGTATACGTTGTTGCCGCCCGCCCAGGAGTCCCAGCCGCCCGGGCCCCAGTAGGTGCTCGTGTCGGTGGCGGCGTAGGTGCTGGTTCCGGTGGCGGCCGCCCCGGGCGGGGGCGCGACCGGTGTCGGCGGCGGCGGTGCGGTGGTGGTACCGACCTTCCCGAGGACGGTGGGGGTGCCGGCGTCCCATTTGAGGATCACGTTGTCCCCGACCACAGGCGTGTACGCGCTGGAGAAGTAAGCGGTGTAGGTGGCGCCGTCGGCGCCGGTGACCGTGATCGTCGAGGACGCCGGGGGGACGACCGCGACGGTGCCCTGCGGTGGGCGCGGGGCGGAGGCCAGCCTGCCGACGATCCACGCCTCCGACTGCCCCGACGGCGCGGATACGAAGTCCACCGCCACCGGGTCGCCGGCCTGCACGACAAGAGGGTCGATGACCCTGGCGGGGATCACGTTGCCGTTGACGTTCACGCTGAGGGTGGTGGCGCCGGGCGCGGTGGGGACGGCGATGCCCTGGAGGCGGGTGACCGAGCGTGCCGGTACCCTGGCCATCAGCGAGTGCAGCAGAGCCACGGGGCCTCCTTCGGCTAGGATTCACACGAATCGGGTCTCGTCATTTGGGGGAAAACTGTGCGCCCTAGCCGCATGCAGCTGATCGGTCTCATCACGCTCGCCGTCATCGTCCTGGCGGCGGTCGCCGGGCTGCTCATCAAGCAGCGCGCAGACGCGCAGAGCGCGGAAGCGGCAGCCGCCAGCTACACCCCCGCTCCGCTGTTCGAGTCCCAGACGCCGCAGAAGCAGACCACTGTCGCGTTCATCGGTGACTCATACACAGCCGGGACCGGGGCATCAGACAAGGCACACCGCTGGTCTTCACTCGTGTCGAAGGACCTCGGCTGGCAGGAATCGAACCTTGCACTCGGCGGCACTGGCTACGTCACCACGGCAGGGAAGGACGGCTGCGGGCTCGACTTCTGCCCCGCCTACACCGGAGTGGCAGCCGACGTCGTGAAGGCCAAGCCAGACGTCGTGATCGTCTCGGGCGGCCGCAACGACCGGTGGAAGTCAGCCGACGAGGTATCGGCTGCCGCGGACAAGCTGTTCAACGACCTCCGCAGCGGACTTCCCGACGCCAAGATCTACGTCGATGCCCCGATCTGGGACGACGACCCCGCCCCGGCGCCCATGGCGCAGATCAAGAGCGCCGTCATCGCAGCGGCAGCCAAGCACGGCGTGACCGTCCTCGACATCGGCGAGCCCCTCGCAGGGCGCGCGGACGCCGTCGTCAAGGATGGGGTGCACCCGAACGACACAGGCCACGCGCTCATCGCCAAAGCCGTCGAGGGCGCGCTGAAGCTCTAGGTCTTCACATCGATCAGGAGCTGGCTCAATGTCACGCTGTTGGATGCGCTGGCCACGCTGAACTGGGCGGCGAGCCCGAGGGTGATGTTCTGATTGCTCGCCGTCCCGTTCGTCGGCGCGATCTGCGGCGTGGATCCGGTCCCCGTGTTGACGATTGCCCCGCTAATCGGGGTCCCGGCGTTGTCCACGACAAGGAACCCCTGAGCGACCACCTTCCCCTGAGACTGGCCCGTGGCGCACACCAGCACGAAACCGTCGATCTTGAAGCCGGCGTTCGCGAGCGACGCGGGGAGCGTGATTGTGGCAGTCCCGAGGATCGTCGTACTGCCGGTGTTGATGTACGCGATGGACAGGGCAAGGGTGCCTGGGGACGACGCGGCGGAGCTGATGTACCCGTACCCGGTGAAGGTGATGAGCCGGCCGTTGCCGCTGCCGATGTCCCCGTTCGGGTCGATGATGATGCCTGTGTCCGCGAACGTGGTGCGGGTCGTCGTGTTGGTCACGACGTTCCCGGCCGGCACCGTGGTGTTCGCCAGCGCGAGGCGGTAGCCCATTACTTCACCAGCCCTAGGTTGAAGGCCGCAGCGATGGCGGCATGCCCTGTGGAGGTCGGGTGCGTGCCGTCCTTGGTGTACGTCCGCACGATCTTGTAGGCGTCGCCCGTCGCGGCGGCGGCCGACATCGTGCCGGTGTTCAGCGCGGTGGCCGTATTGGACAGAATCGTGTTCGCGGTGTTCGCGAGAGCCCCGCTGGTGAAGATCAGCGTGTATCCGCGCCACTGATCCTGCGTCCACGCCTGCGTGCTGTCGTTCGTCACGGAGGTCGTGGAACCGGACGTGACGGTGCTGGACACTGCCGGCACCCCGCCGTTGGCCTCGGCCTTCCAGAACCCGCCATTGAGGGTGAGAACGTTGGACGAGTTGACTTCCACCGCTGCCGCGGCGTCGAACACGGCGCACGCTGCCGGGTTGATCGTCGCAGCGGCGAAGGTGCCGTTGCGGAGCCAGGTGTTGAATGCGACCCGGTCGGCCTCGTTCGCGCCCAGCGTCTGGTTCGCCACGGTCATGAACGCATCCGTCGATGTGGTCTTGGGCAGCAGAGTGCAGGCCACGAAGTACTTGCCGCGCCGAAGGAAGCTGTTAGCCGCCGCGATGTAGTTCGCCTTGATCGTGGTGAGCGAGCTCCCGAGGTCGTTCGTGCCGTACTCGAACAGAATCGTGGACGCGAGGTCAGCGATCTTCGCCCGAACGACCGATGCCGTGGTCAGGCCGAATTGATTGCCGGAGGCGTTCGTAAGCCAGCTCTGTAGAGTCTCTCCGGAGCGGGCCAGCCGGATGAACGGTACCTTCGGCGTCGTGGGGAAGACGTTCTTGATGCCGAGCTGGTTGGTGAGCGCCCGGACTAGGTAGCCGCCGTCATTGCGGCCGAACCCCTCGTCGCCCACGCCCGCCATGATCGAGTCGCCCAGGATGGCGGCGGTGGGGATGTGCCCGCTCACGTAGCCGAGGACCGCGACAGGTCCGGGGTAGGTGAACGCGGTTAGCGTCGCCGTTCCGATAGAACCGTTGATCGTCGCCGCGAAGCTAGTCGCAGCCTCGCCATTGCCCAGCCCGCCCGGACCGGTGCCGCCCTGGGGGGCGAAGCCGACCGGGCACAGGAGGTTGCTGCCCGTGGTCTGGAAGTTGGTTCGCACGAAGAACTGTGTTCCGGCCACCGCGTCGAAGGGGATCGGGTCGGAGTACAGGACCGCACCCGGGGCCATCTCGCCGAACTTCTGCCCGTTGAACGTTGCAGCAACTCTCAGCCCCGTCTCGGAGGTGGGCCCGCCTGCGGCGAGGTATTCGAGCGCGGCCGTGACCTTCACATTGGTGTCGCCGCTCCACTCGCCCAGGTTGTTAGCGCTGGTGATGTTCGCGTAGGCGAGCACGATGTGGGACGAGGTCACGGCAGGGATGACGGACATTCGCGAGGACTGAGACTGGCCAGCGATTCCAGCCGCATTGCCCGGGTTCACGCGTCCGTCAGAGATGAGCTGTAGCCCCTGATGGTGGAGCCCGATCGGGGCGAAGTTCCTCTTCGAGTAGGCCTTCGCCATCCCCAGGGTTACAACGTCCATCTCAGGCGGCTCCTGTCACGTTCCCGTTGGCGTCGTAGCTGAAGGTCCGGGTTGTTCCGAGCCTCGTCGCGGTCGCCACGGTCCCGTCCGCGTTGTAGGTGTAACTGGTCTGGATTCCGTCCTCGGTCACGCTCTGCACGCTGCCGTCGGTGTTGTACACCACGGTGAGGGCGGGGTTCGCTCGCGTGGAGGCTGCGATGTCCGCTTCTACGGCGTTGAGGTCGGCGGCGTTGAGCGGGAGCCCGGACCCGTTCGACCAGATGCGGCCCATGTGTCAGCCTCCTGAAGGGTGCAGAGAGTTCGATGGGAAGAGCGTGTCGGACGGGTACAGCGGAGCGCTCGCGTGGGCTGCCGGGACCCCTGGCTGGTTCGTCAGGATCGGCCCCGCAATGCTCGTCGACGTGGCGGACCCGAAGGCGGCCTTGACCGCGGCGTAGTCGCAGCGGACCGTGATCGGCATCCTGTCCACCGTTGTGCCTGTGCCGCGGAGGCCCATCTTCACGACCCGCCCGTTCAGGGGGACGGCCATACCGTCGACCTTGGGGTTGGCGACGGTCACCCAGTCCCCGATCTGCAGGTGCGGCAAGGGCAGCGCTTCGACGATCAGGTCGGTGGTGAGGCCGGCGAGCTGTGTGTCGCGCATCTGCACCGCGTACGCGTCGCATTGGGCCTGCGTCGTCAGCATCGTCGACGAGTAGAACTTCGGGTAGCGCCCATGCGGGCCGTCCACCCGCAGCGGGCCGCCGGTGATCTGCGCGGTGCCCCGCACGGGCTGCTGCTGCCCGTTCACCGTCGCTGTGCCGTCGGCGATGAAGATGTTGTACAGCCCCTCGTACCGCTGGGACCGGTTCACCTTCACGAGGAGCCCCTCCGGGCCGCCATACAGGGCCACCGCCGGCGTGGAGCTCGTGAGCGGGTAGACCTCGCACTGGCCATCGCCGTTCATCCTCACCCCGGCGCTGATCCGCGCCGCGAGGTCCTGCACAGCAGCCCAACGGTCCGCCTGCTGCTCGTACACCAGGGTCGAGTTCACCGCGGTGTCCGTCACCCCGGCGAGGACCAGCACGGGGACGCGGTCGAGCAGGAGTCGGGTGATCTCCCCGATCACGGTCGGAGAGCCGCCCACGGGGGATTCGGGGGCGATGAACCTGTCGTTCACCACCACGGCAGCCAGGTCGTACGCCTGCACGTCGACGGACGCGCCGCGCGGCTGCATCACAACCTTCGACCCCGGCGGCACCGGGGAGTTGGGGGTGACGGTCCCGGCCTCGTCGATCGTGTACGCCGCCCACGTCTCATCCGGTGCCGGCTGAGTGACCCGGTACCAGCCGACGTTCACGGTCCCGGCCCCGCCGACAGAGTAGATGACCTGCAGCCGGGACCCGCCGGCGCCGAGGGGGTCCTCGAGGAGCCACGGGGCGAGCTTCCCTGTGGGGTCCTTCACCGTGAGCGAGAGGGCCTGCGCTTCGCGGGAGTCGTCCCAGTCGAGCGACCACGACGACAGGGGGAGCGGTTCTGGCCATGCGAGCTGCCCGTCGTACCAGGCCCACACGACGAGCTGGTCTCCGGTGCGGGAGCCCTTGAGGGCTGCGAAGGTGTTGGGGTCGATCGGACGGACCACCATGCACCCCCTTCTAGCTGTACGAGTTCGCCGAACCAGTGAAGGACGGGCTGGTCCCTGAGATGTCGACCGCGGCCCGCCAGTAGGGGGCCTTCGCGTCGAACCGTTTCGCGACCGTGCATGGGGCCGTGATCGGGTCGAACGCGTCACGCGGCTGCGCGTCGGCCCACGTTGCGCCGTCGAGCGACCACTGGATGTGGAACACCGCCGAAGCGCCAGCACCCTGCACGTCGGTGACGTCGAGGACGACGCCGATCCACGATTCGGAGGCGGCCGCGACCGTGTTGCTGACACTGGCTGCGGTCGAGGTTTGGATGGTGCCCGAGAAGAGGGCTTTGGTTGTAGGCAAGGCCGAGACTCCTTATGCCTATTGGGTCCGGCGCGTCAGCCGGTCGGGGACTTCTGGACATCGAGGTACGTCAGACCCTCGGAGGAGTAGAGGGTCTGCGCTGTCTGGTACGTGTCGAACAAGGCCTGCACATCCCCGTACGTCCAGATCGGCACGAGGATCGCCGCCGTCGGGGCAGCCACCCCAGACCCCGTCACAGACCACTTCGTGAGGGTCCCGCCGAATGCCACAGTGACCGGCTGCTCGACGACCTTCGGCACCGCCGTGTAGAACAGGCCCGGGATGCCGGACTCGCGGCCGTTGCCCGGCGGGCGGATCAGCAGCACCGCGGTCTCCGTGAGGAGATCCCGCAGGTTCGTGGTGGTCTGCGCTGTGTCCGTGAACATGTCCAGCGGCACACTCCCGGCGATCTGGCGTTGCCCGCCGATCGCCACCGGCTGCTTGGACCCCCAGATCGGGATGATGTTCACGTCCGCCGCGTACTCGAGGGACTTCACCGCCGCCGCCGTCAGCGAGGGCCTCGACTTGTCCCCGCGCGCGACCGCGATGGCGATCGCAGAGCCTGGGACGAGTGGGTCCTGGATCCACCACACCGGCTTCCCGAGGGCGTCCGTGGGGGAGTTCACGGTGATGCTGGCGGTGGGTGTGATCGCCCCGGCATCCGGACCGGATACCACCTCGAGGTCGTAGGCGACCGGGCGGCCGAGGGGCACCTCGTAGTCGGTGAACGTCCCAGACCCGTTGATCGTCATGCCGCGGGTGCCCCTGACGGCTGTGCGGTCCCCGTCGGCGGTGCGCCACACGTTCACGGTGTCGTCCGCGCCCGTGGTGAGCCCGGTGATGGTGCCGACGACGTTCGGGCACGGCGTGGACCCGGAGGCCAGCGCGATCGCTGCCAAGCTGGCCTCCTAGATTCCGACTCGCATGTACTGGGCGTCCCGCACCGCTGAACTGATCTCGTCCCGGGCGACGGCCCGGACCGTGGCCTGCACCTGCTCCCCGGTGAACGGGTTCACGATGTACGCGGTCAAGTAGACCGGGCCCGAGCCGCCGCCGGTTGCTGGGAGCTTCCCGGTGGCGTTGATGTACTCGAGCGCCCCCGGGTGGTCGCGGCGGATCTGGTTCGCGGACGCCCGGTTGATGACCTGCTCGTCGGGGGTCAGCATCGCCCTCACGGTGTCGGTTCCGTGGGCGAGGGGGTCGCCGATGCCGCCGCCTGCGAGGTAGCGGACCCGGCCGCCGAGCGCGAACGCCACAGCTCCGGTGTTGTTCCCAACACCTGCAGCGTCCATGCCGCCCATCGTGCCGACCGACGAGTTCACGGTGGTCAGATGGATGGTGCGGTCGTGCAGGCTA